GATGAGCCTCTTGATACATATCCTCCCCCTATACAGACTCATCTGGCACAACCATGGGATTGTTCAGCACGAAACTTTGAAGTAATTAAATTTGACAGAACATCATCAAGTCCGTGGCTTTGTAAAATAGATGGAGAATTTTATACCGGTAAATATATATTTACTGTTGATTATACAGGATCAGAAATTGCAGATGATCCAGCACAACACAAACAATCACATGTCATACGATTAACAAGTGGACCCTGGAATGGGTGTATTGTTGCCTTACCTAATAACAGGGTAAGAGTTACTTCACCAGCAATGTGGGTGACAGGTAAAGGTGCTCCTGATTTCATACCAAGTCAATGGACACATAGTGCAGAGGAGCATGACAGCTATATGGATTGGGAAACAACCTTTAATAATCTATATGCAGATTCAAAGAAAAAATAATTCATTTGAGGTAAATGGTTTTGTAATTAACAAAAAATATAATTACAATGAGTTTAGTAGAAATGATGAAGAAACGGGTAGAACCTATAATGTTGGTGAACACAAAGTACCCTCAGTCACGACAATCTTATCAAAAACGCAAAACGAAGAAAAAAGAAAATCCTTAGATGCATGGAGAGAACGTGTAGGTTATCAAGAAGCTGCACGAATCACGAACCAAGCTGCCAGAAGAGGCACAGAAATGCATTATGTTTTAGAACAATATTTACAAGGTATTGGTTATTTAAATTTATCTAAAGAGGGAGCACTGCCAAGAATGATGGCTCACACAATTGTTGATAATCTTGACAATTTTAGTCAGGTATACGGCACTGAAGTTAGTTTATCATACAAGGACCAATGGGCAGGGTCTTCTGATCTTATCGGTGTATATGATGACAAACCAACAATTATAGATTTCAAACAAGCAAATAAACCGAAAAGAGAAGAATGGATTGAAGATTATTATTATCAAATAGCTGCTTACGCTCTGGCACATAAATTAAATTTTGGTCCAATCACACAAGGACTTATATGTGTTTGCACAAAAGACCTTGTATATCAACAATTTAAAATGAATGAAGATAATATAAAAGAGTATGAAGATAAATGGTTCGCAAGAGTAGAAAAATTTTATAAATATTCTAAAACTTCTTCACCTAAGGTTTGAGCACTTATTTTAAGTTTTTTGTTAAGAGCTTTTAAGATAAACTCATCAATTGTCCCTCTTGCAAGTATGTCAATATATGTAACTTTATTTTCTTGACCTATCCTATGTGCTCTATCTTCAGATTGTTGGCGCACCTCTAAATCATAACTATTACTAAAATAAATTACAGTGTTTGCCTTTGTAAGATTCAAACCATAACCACCGGTTGTGGGGTTGCCTACAAAAAATCTACATTGTGGGTCTTTTTCAAATCGTCTTACACCCTCTTTTCTATCCTCTACTTTAACAGCTCCATAAACAGCAACTGTTGACTCGTCACCAAACTTTGCTTTGAGATCATCAATAATTTTAGTAATAGAATTTAAATAGTTTGCCCAAATTATTACTTTACCATCTAGCTCATCAATAATATTGAATAACTCTTTCATTTTAACATTTTCTAAATATGTAGTTTCTCCTGCATCACTAACCATAAACCCACAACAAACTTGATGTAATTTTATTATCTCAGTCAGTTTGTTGGTGTAAGAAGCTTCTTTATCTTCAATAACTGCTCTTGCAAACATTTTAAGTTGTGCGTATGCCTTTTGTTGATCACCTGTAAGCTCTACATATCTTTTCTCGTAAACCTTGTCTGGCAAATCTAAACAGTCTTGTTTTTTTACTCTATACGAAAACATTTTTAATTTTTTTTCTAACTCATCTAAATTTGTAAAATATAAAGGTAACGCAAATTGTCTACCTGTGTTCCCCAAACTTATTGATTTCATTATACAATAGCGTGCTCGAAAAGCATAATAGTTTGTGATACCTAGTAACTCAGGGTGTAAAAAACCACATTGACTAAATAAATCTAATGGAGATTTTGTAACAGGTGATCCTGTAAGTATTCTTTTATATGCTATTGGTTTACAAATTTTCGTAAGTTCTTTTGTTCTTTTTGCCTGTCTATTTTTTATAGTAGTTGCTTCATCTAATATGATCATCATGGTATCATGATATTCATTAATAATATCTTCAACAGCTTTAGAGCCAGACTTACGAGAAAATGCTTCTACATTTATTAAAAAGAATGTTAATTTTGTTGATTGCCTTACAAATTTTTTGTCTAATTTATGGGTGTGAATGGTTGTGTCGACAGGACAATGAGTGTCTATTTCGTCCTTCCAATTACGATAAACCGAGTTTGGAGCCACTACCAAAACGACGTTAATTTTTTCTTGTTGATACAAATAGGCAGCGTTATCAATCGAAACTTTTGTTTTACCCGTGCCCATTTCCATAAAATAAGCATAATTTTTTTCATCAGCACCGGCTATAAGAGCTTGTCTTTGGTGCTCGTAGGGTTGTGTCTTGTATTGATATCCCATAATATTATAACTTTATATAAAATAAATCTTGACAAGTCAATGAATAAATTTTACAAAGAAAAATGAAAGGGGGTCTTATGGACTTAGAAGCAGAATCTACCCGAATCAAGGTAGACACTGATGTCACCTCTGACATCGCTACATCTTGCAATAAGCTATTGGAACTTCAGACACAAATGCAGAAATGTGAAGAACATTTAAAATCACTTCACGAAGAAGAACGTTTGCTTTCTGAACAAGAAATTCCAAACTTAATGCAAAAAGCCGGTATATCAATGTTGAAATTAGCAGATGGATCATCTGTTGAAATTAAACCTTTTTATGCTGCAAAAATTCCTGTATCCAAAACTGATGAAGCTTTTAAATGGCTTCGTGACAAAGGATTTGGGGATATTATTAAAAATAATGTCACTGTTACTTTTGGAAAAGCTCAAGATAATGCAGCTCGTGTTATTTATGAAGATCTAAAATCTGCAGGACATAATGTAATTCAAAAAGAAAAAGTAGAATCATCAACTCTCAAGGCATTTGTAAGAGAACA